GCCCCCCGACGGCACAGGCACCACCACCCCCGTCGAAGCCCTGCGCGCCGCCACCAGCCATTGCCTGCCCGCCGCCGGCGACCCCGGCGGCGGACTGCCCGTCCTGGGAGCGTTCCTGGCCACCGCCCGCAGCGACGGCCTGCACCTGGCCGCCACCGACCGCTACCGCCTCGCCACCGCAGCAGCAGCAGGCAGCGGAACCCCCTGGCAGGCCCTGCCCTCGGCCAAGCACCTCGCCATGCTCGCCAGAGCCCTGCCCGACGGCCCCCTGCGCATCGCCCCCCTGGACCACGGAGCAGCCGTCGCCCTCATCGGCGACGGCGCAGGAGCCGTCCTGCCCTGCCTCGGCGGGCAGTACCCGGTGGAAGCGGTCCAACGGATGCTGGGGTTCTCCTCCGGCGACGACGCCGCCGAATGCGACGCCGCCGCCCTCGCAGCAGCGGTGGACCGCTTCCGCGCAGCAGCCGGCTGGTCCTGCGGCGCCCGCATCCACGTCCACGACGGCGTCCTGCACCTGTCCGGCTCCACCAGCAGGGCCGCCGGGCGGGACGAGCTGCCCGCCGAAGGCGGCATCGACGTGGAGCTGAACGCCGAATGGCTCGCCGACGCGGTGACCCCCCTGCGCGGCGGCAAGGTCCGGCTGAGCGCCGGACCTAAAGGCCCCGTCACCATCGCCGCCCCCGGCGACGGCCCCCGCACCCTTGTCCAGCGGCTCGCCAAGCAGTAACATGGAAGCACATCCGCAAGGAAGGACCACCATGGCCGCCGTCCGCCCCACCTCCTGGCCCGCCGAAACCCGCAGCGAGCAGCGCAGCGAGCTGTACGACGAACTCGCCGAATTCCTCCTCCTCAGCCCCCCCGGCGCCAGTGCAGCAGTCCCCCTGCCCTTCGGCGTGCACCCCGACAGCTTCCGCAGCAACCTGCACCAGGCCATGCGCATCAGGAGCCTGCTCATCCGCACCACCCGCGTCGATGACGAGATGATCGTCACCCGGAAGTTCGGATGAGCCTGGCAGCCGCCGTCCTCGGCGGCCTGGACGACTACCAGGCCGGGCGCGCCTGGGAACCCATCGGACCTTCCGGCCACAGCACCTGCATCCGGCAGCTCGCCTACCGCTACCTCAAAGTGCCCCGCACCGACACGGTCGGCACCGCCTCCGCCGACCGCGGCACCCTGGTCCACGACGGCTTCACCCACCGCATCCGCAGCGCCCCCGACTACGACCCCGCCGCCCTCGACGCCGACGTGCGGATCACCATCCCCGGCCTGCCGCGCACAGGCGCGGCAGACGTGGTGGACTACACCCGCCGCATCTGCTGGGACATCAAGACCACCACCGCCCGCAACTACGACTACCTGCGCCCCCGCGGCCCCCGGGACGAATGGCTCGGCCAGATCGGGCTGTACACCCTCGGCCTGGCCGAGCAGCACCCCGGACCCTGGAACGCAGGCGTCCTGCTCATCGACCTGGACACCGTCAGCGACGGCAAGCTCCGCCACCACGAATGGGTGCTGCCGGTGGATGTGGAGCAGGCGGAGTCATTGCGGGCGCGGATCATTGCGCGTCACGACACGCTGACCGCAGCCGCAGCAGCAGCCCGCGAAGGCGACCGCGCAGCAGCGGAGGCGTTCCCCCGTGAAGGCGGAGGCCCCGGCCGCTTCCCCTGCGACTGGTGCGGCTGGCTGTCCGCGTGCTGGCCCGCTGCGGACGGTCAGCGGACCCCGCAGGCCGCAGTCATTGCCGACGACCCCGACGAGATCGGCGCGTGGGCGGCGCGGTACATCGCCGCGCGCACCGCGGAAGCCGACGCCCGCGACGCCAAGAGCGCCGCCGCGGCGTACCTGCGGGGCAACCCCGGCGCCTGGCCGGCGCCGGGGGGCGGCCAGGTGGTGGTGTCCATGACCTCCCCGCGGCAGCGCGGCGAAGAGCCCGACCCGGCCGCGATGGCGCAGGCGCTGACAGCGGCGGGCCTGCCGGTGCCGATGCGGGTGCCGCCGCCGGCGACCCCGGCGCTGCAGGTCAAGCTCCTGTGACCGGCGGCGAGCAGGAAGGGGCGGGCTTCCAGGCCAGCCCCTTCCTGTTGCTCCCGCCCGGTCATTGCCGCCCGGTGCAGGACGGGCACGGCCATTCCCACAGCTCGTCATACACCAGCGCCGTGAGCGGGTGCGGCCCCTGCACAGGCCACGGCACCCCTGTCCGATCCAGCGGCGGCAGCCGGTGCCCGGGGCAGGCGGCGCAATGGTAGGCCACCGTGGAAGCCCACCCGGGGCCGCCTGCCCCATCCGTGGCCACGATCCGCGGATCGTCCGGACAGGCGGGGCCGCCGTACAGGTAGGCGCCGCCGTCGCCGGTGCGAACCCAACCGGCAGGCAGCGGCGCGCTCATTGCGCGCCCCGCGCATGCGCCGCGACGACATCCCAGAACGCATCGTCGTCGGCGGTGATCAGGTAGTGGCCGTGCGCCACGGAGATGACAGCATCGCCGATGGCGTCAACGTCGTAGTCATTGCTGTCGGCGTCGCCGGCGTCGATGACGGCAGCGATGCACGCCAGCGCGTCGCCGCGGGTGCGGTACGCGTGGTCCCGCAGCCATGACCGGATCGCATCCGTGAGCGCGTCGGCCGCGTCGCCGGTCCATCCGGCGGCGTCGTCCAAGGCGAACTGCACCCCGGTGAGATCGAGCTCCTCCAGCGGGACCGGGGAGTCCCATCCAACGGCGAGGTAGGCTGCGGCGTCGATACGGTCGGCGTGGGTGCGGGTGTCGGTGATCATTGCTGCTCCTGTCTGGTCATTGCGGGTGTCGGTGATCATTGCGGGTGTCGGGCTGCAGGGGCCATCGCGCCCCGCACCAACCCCCGGCCCCCGGGCCGGACAGGCCCGGAGGTCGGGGGGGTTCGGTGTCAGCGGCACCACAAGGCGTGCCAGCGAGGCACGCCCCCCCGCGGGCCGGCCGCTGCCAGGTAGTCGGCCATCGCCGCGGCCTCGCTGCAGGTGAGTCCGCCGCGCGCCAGCTCGGAGGCCAGTTCGGCAGGATCGGTGATTGCGCCAGTACTCACGAATCGGTAGCCGGCGGAGGCCTGGCCGCTGTAGGCCCAGGATGCGAGGGTGCGCGCCACCCCGTCAGGGATGCTGCGGCCGGCGGCGGCCGCCGCAGCGATGGCGGCGGCCACTGCCCGCTCATCGCCGCTCATGCGGCGCTCATCGCAATGACATGCCCGCGGCCGTTGGTGGTGATCGTGATCGCAGCGCCGATACGGTGATTGGGCACGGCGTACGCCGTGGCCGAGTCCGGCGCGGTCGGCAGCGCGATGAGGCTGCCGTCGGCGGCGAGGATGGTGAGCGAGTACCGGGGGTTCCCGTTGCGGCTGCTGCGCATGCGGGTGGCCGCGGCCAGGGTGCCGGCGATCATCGCGTGCTTCGTTTCCATGATGATTACTCCTTCCGTTTGCATGCTACTAGAACTGTAGCATGAGTGGTAGTGGTAGTGGAAGTCAAGGGCGATGAAAAACCGCAGGCCTTACGAATCCGCTGCGATCACTTTTTGCGCGGCCGAGCGCGGCGAGGGCTACGACCGTTCCCGGGGCGTCGCCCGTGCGGTCATCAGTAGATACCCCGTCGGTGAGCGGCAGCAGGCCCTGCCAATGCAGGCCGTCGGCGCAAGCCTGCCGGACAGTAGCCTTGGACGCGTCGAAGACCACCGACACGTTGCGCCCTTCACCGATCATCGCGGCGATATCGGCGACGCTCATCCGCTCGTGCGCGGAGTACGTGAGGTGCAGCCCGACGGCCGCCGCCCCCTGCCGGTGGCGCGGCGGCCATTTGGTGTAGTCGTACGACCGGACGCCGCCGGCGGCGTAGTGCTGCAGCATGTCGGGGACGACGAGCTCCCAGCGGATATCAGCATTGACGTTCCAGCGCATCCCGATAGCGCCGTGCCGCGCACGCGCGGCGGCAAGCTCCGCCGCCAGGATGACGCCGGCCTCGCGCGGATGCTCGGCGAGGAACCGAGTCCGCGCGCGGCGCGCGGACTCCACACTTGCAAGCCCGCCTTTGCCTGCGGTGGCCAGGCAGGCCGCGCGGCACCCTGCCGTGCTCATTGGGCAAGCGTTGGCCCCGACTATCCCGTGAGTCATTGCCGGCAGCAGGGTCAGGCCGTATGTCGGCAGGTGACTCTTCGCCAGCTTGGGTTGCGCTGCGGGGGGCGTGAGCAACGGCACGGCGCACGCCGCGTAGCCCAGCGAGGCGCGGTGCCGCGCCTGCACAGCGCGGCTACGGGCGGTCATTGCGCGCGGGTCTTCCGCGGCGGCATGCTCGCGCATGCCGTCCGCCATCGGCAGCAACAGGCGCTCCAAGCGGGTCAGTGATAGTGACATGAAAGCACCTTAGCATGGATAGCACAGGTGTTGCAACCCGGCGAGGCCAGTCATTGCGAGGCCCCAGTCATTGCAGGGATCGGATCGGGGACCACGGGGCGGCGGAGTACAGCTAGCTGCGCCATCGAGCCGGGCCGCTCCACCAGGGTGGGGTACACCCCGGCCCAGAACTCGTCGGCGGACCACGCCCACGCCTCGTCGATGAACGCCCGGTCCAGGGTGCGGCCCCACAGGTTGGAGGTGGCGACGGTCCGCCACACGCTCCCGGACTCCCAGATGATCTGGGAGTCCGGGAGCTGCTTCGTGGTGGCCATCTCGAGCTTGTGCGCCCACGGCACCCACAGGGCCTGGTGGGACCGGGCGATGAGGACGGTGTTCGCGGAGTGCACGAGCTCGATGGGCTCGGGCGCCACGCCTCACCGACCTTCAGGAGGCAGGCGCAGCGCTCGTCCAGGCGCGCGCGGTGCGGATGCAGGGGTCAAGCGCGCCATGCCGCAGAAGCGGGATGGCGCATCCCGCCAAGCGTGCTGCCGCACCCGTCGCACGCGGCCCACGAAAAGAATCCGTCGTCATCCTCGCCGCACGGGACGATGGCAGCATCCCCCCACCGGGCCGCGATCGCATCGCACGCTCCCACCGCCTCGCCCGGCGCGATATCCGCGCCGGACGCGACTAGGAGGCAGTCTGTGCACACGTCGATATCGGTCCACTCAAGCCCCATGGCCGGCCGCCTCACACTCAAGCTCGGAAAGAGTCTCCAGACACTCACTCATCGGTCGCATCCACGTACCAGCTAGCTCATCGGTCGCATCCACGTACCAGACGGCAGGCAGGAGGCGGCCGGCCACAGCATCCCACCGGTCCCAACGGGCCGCCTCGCACAGGCGGCCCGGGACACAACCCACGATGAGACCTACATCCGCGTAGGCGTCATAGGCCGACCATGAACCGTCACCCCACACGATGACGGACGGCGACGGATCATCCTGGCATGCGGCAGTGACGGCCGCATCCGTGGGACGGGGCGTCGAAAGTGGGTGCGCCGTGGCGTGTGCGGCTAGTCGTGCCGTGATGGTGGTGGCGCATGTGTCGGCGTGTTGTTGTTGTGTGTAGGTGTGGAGTGTGGTTGCTGTGAGTGCGGTTGCGGCCGCGCTCAGTATCGCTAGCGTTCTGTGCATGCATCCATCCTAGCGTGTTGACTGTGCTTGTCAAATCGGCTTGCAGACCCACACGCCCGGGGGTTGACCGAAAACCTCAGCAGCACCCGCCAGGGGGCGCATTACCCCCTGTTGTGCTGGCGCTATCTGCAACCTTTCCGGCTTGCTAGCCTGCTTGCTAGTTTGATGCTTTGCATGTGGGGGGGTGGGGTGGTGGGTTCCGCGCCGGGGGTTCGCCGGCGCCCTGCAGGGCGCCCTGCGCGCACCTGGACCGCCCCCCCCCGCGTTGGCCGCTGCGCCCCGGCCGTGCCGGGCGCCCCCTGCCAGGGGGCGCCTTCGTGCGCTGCGCCGCCCGCAGTTCGACGGTGGCCGGGCTTTCCCTGGTGGACGTCGGCGCCGCCCGCCACGGGCGGACGGCTTGCGCGTCCCCGCCCTGTCCGCAACCTGGCGGTTGCAGACAGTGTTCTCCCTGGCACTGCCTCACTTGAACGTTGTTCTGTTCCAGCCGCATACCGCCCGCGTCCAAGGGTTGTGCCCCCTTGCCAGCATCCCCGGTATAGACATCCCAGGGACTGGATGTTCGAGGGTATCTCTGTCGCCCGTCAGACCGTCGGACCCTCCCCCCGGCGCAACTCGGGGGCGTATGCGATGAACCCTGCGACGGGGATCACAACCGGGGACTGGCCGGTGGCAGACGTTGTCGGCAGCCTCTGCTCTGCGAGGAAGGCGGGTGCAGGCGCGGCAGAACTCCTTCATCCCGCGCCGGGCCTGGACCCGTCGAACCCTTCCCGGGGCCTGGACGCCCCACGCCCGGCAGGTGGATTCCCGACCAATCGCCACGATTGCTGCCGCCCCCCTGGTCCGGGGCGTCAGGTCGAGGTCTCTGCCCCGAAGAACCGGGCGGTCCACCTGCTGTGCGCTTCACCGCCCAGCATACCCCTTCACCGCCCCGACGTGCGAGGATCGAACACCCGGGTCGGCGCGCCCTGCCCGGGCGCGGGCGGCGGCGAGCCGCCCTCCACCACTGGACCTGAACGGGCCGCCCACCCCTGCTCCGCCCGTCTGCGGGCGGCGGCGTCCCTGCGCCGCCGGGCCGGGGACTTCTCGCTGCCGTTCATCGGGACTCCGCGCGCTGCCATGCCTACAGCGTAGGATGCGGGCACAGGCAGGAAGGGGGTCGGCGATGGCGACACGGCGCCTGGCGGCCGCCGCCGCAGCCATGAGGATGGACGGCGCCTCCGAAGCCGAGACGGGGGCGCTGCTGGGGATGGGTGTGCGGGAAGTTCGCGCCGCCGTGGAGCAGCATCTCGCCGAGCAGGCCCGCAAAGCCGCCCCCCGCAACCGCGAAGTGCTGCGACGGGTGGAGGACGAGCGGCTGGAGCGGATGATGCTCGCGGTGTGGCCGCGGGCGCTGGACCCCGACGACCCCGACCAGCTCCCCGCGGTGCGCGCCGCGCTGTCCATCTCCGAGCGTCGTTCCCGCCTGCACGGCCTGGACGCCCCCGCCGAAGTCGTCGTGCACTCCCCCACCCTCGCCGAGATCGACGCCTGGGTGGCGCAGGTCGCCGGCGGCGGACCCGCCGGCCCCGTCGAGCCGGACGTGGTCGCGCTGCAGATCGCCGGGCAGGAGCAGGACGTTGCGGCGCAGGCCTGAACGTCAGCGCCCGCTGGGGCAGTCCCGCCTGCGCACGCAGGACGGGGTGGACCTGACCAGCATCCAGGTGGACGTGCAGTGGGAGTCCCTGCTCGCCCTGCGCCGGGCGGCGTACCTGATCGGCGCCACCCCCCGCGACCTGGCCTCGCAGCTCCTCGACGAGGCCCTCGAAGGGATCGAGGAGCGCTGTGCCCGATAGGACTGCGGCGCCGGACGACGACCTGCACCGCTACCGCTCCTGGACCCCGCAGGCCCAGGCCCGGGCGCTGGAGCGGCTGCGGGCCGCGGCCAACGACCAGTGGCGGCCCTTCTACTGCCCCGACCCGCACTGCGACGGCGCCCCCCACGGCGAATGGCCGTTCCGGCACGCCCGCAGCGACCAGCGGCCCCCGCAAGGGTCCGACTGGCTGGTGTGGGCGCTGGCCGGGGGCCGAGGGGCGGGCAAGACCCGCACCGGGTCGGAGTACACCCACCGGGTCGCCGAGCACATCCCCTGGATCACCATCGTCGCCGCCACCGGCGGCGACCTGCGCGACGTGGTGGTCGAAGGGGAGTCCGGCCTGCTCGCCACCGCCCCGCCGGGGCGGCGCCCCCAGTTCGAGCCGTCGAAGCGGCGGCTCACCTGGCCGAACGGGGCGCGGGCGCTGCTGGCCAGCGCGGACGAGCCCGACCGGCTGCGCGGGCCTCAGCACGGCTTCGCGTGGCTGGACGAGGCCGCCCACTACCGCCTGGTGGAGCAGGTCTGGTCGAACCTGAAGTTCGGGCTGCGCCTGGGGCGCCGCCCGCACGTCCTGCTCACCACCACCCCCAAGCCGACGGCGTGGATGAAGAAGGTGCTCGCCGACCCCACCACGGTGGTGTCCAGGGCTTCGACGTACGCGAACCTGGACAACCTCGCCCCCACGTTCGCCCAGGAGGTGCTGCGGGAGTTCGAAGGCACCCGGCTGGGCCGGCAGGAGCTGCACGCGGAGATGCTCACCGACGTGGAAGGCTCCTTGTGGACGTGGGAGCTGGTGGAGGCGTGCCGGGTCGAGCCGGAAGCGGTGCCGCAGGACTTCGACCGGGTGGTGGTGGCGGTGGACCCGGCGGGCAGCACCGCCGGGGACGAGACGGGCATCGTGGTGGCCGGGACCGCCGGCGGCACGGTGTACGTCCTGGCCGACCGCAGCGGGAAGTACACCCCGCACGGCTGGTCGGTGGCGGTGCGGGAGGCGTGCGATGCGTACTCCGCCGACGCGGTGGTGGCCGAGACGAACTTCGGCGGCGACCTCGTGGTGGCGAACCTGCGCGCCTCCGGGGTGGGTGCGCGGGTGCTGAAGGTGCATGCGCGGCGCGGCAAGGCGCTGCGCGCGGAGCCGGTGGTGGGCCTGTTCGAGCAGCGCCGGTGCCTGCTCGCCGGCATGTTCCCCCGCCTGGAGGACCAGTTGACCACCTGGGTGCCCGGGGACGCCTCCCCCGACCGGCTCGACGCGATGGTGTACGCGGTGACCGCGGTGGGGCGCACGGGCCGGCCCGCGCAGCTCGCCTCCCCGCTGCGGCTGGTGCCTAGAACAGCTTGAAGATCGCGTCGAACATCTCGATGGTGCCGTACAGGGCGCTCTCCCCCATCCCGGCCAGGGAGCCCTGCATCTTCAGCGGCCCGTCCAGGGCCAGGCAGATCAGGTACCCGCACAGGACGAGCAGCAGCACCGACAGGGCCACTGCGAGTGCGGACAGGAAGAACATGGACTTGAAGAAGAACTCGACCACCAGGGACACCCTCTCGTTTCTGAACATGTAGAACATCCAGCATATCAGCCCCGGCAGGTCCGGGAGTGTACCCTCCATCACATGAGCAGCGGCACCGGGATGTTCGGACAGGAATGGCCCGTCCTGCTCGCCGCGTCGCTGCTCGCCGCCCTCGCCGTCGCCCGCGCCGCGCGCCTGGTCGCCGAAGACGACTGGCCCCCCTCCCAATGGCTGCGCGACCGCTGGATCGCCGCCCTCAACGGCACCGGCTGGGACGCCCTGGTGCTGTGCACCTTCTGCGTCTCCCCCTACCTCGCGGCGGCCGACCTCGCCTGGGCCGTCCTGTCCGACCTGCACTGGGCCTGGTGGCTCGTCAACGCCTGGGCGGCGCTGTCCTACACCGCAGCGATCATCACCGCCCGCGACCTGCCGCCGGGCAGCCGGGAATAGGGAGAGGGGCACACCGTTGGCCCGACCACGCACCGCCCCGGCGCCGCCGCCGCCGAACGGCTTCGTCGCCTCCGCCGCCCTGCTGCCCGCCGCCCACCCCGGCACCGTGTCCAGCGCCGCCGACTGGATGGAGCACGCCTGGCGGTACCACGACACCGTCGCCGAACTGCGCTACGTCGCCAACTGGGTCGGCAACATGATGTCCCGCGCCGTCCTGGTCCTCATGAAGCTCGAAGGCGACGCCCACATCCCCATCACCGAAGGCCCCGCCGCACAGACCCTGGAGGCCTACTTCGGCGGACGGCAGGGCCAGGAGCAGATGCTCCGTGCCACCGGGATCAACCTCACCATCACCGGGGAGCTGTACCACGCCGCCGTCAGCACCCCCGACGGCGGCGAGCAGTGGTACGTCCTGCCCAGCGGCGCCGTCCAGCAGGACCGCAGCAAGAAGCTGCACGCCCGCATCGGCAGCCGCCGCCTGGCCCTGCAGCAGCAGGACATGGTCATCCGGGTCTGGACCGCGCACCCCCGCAACGCCGACGAGGCCGACTCCCCCGTCCGCTCCAACCTGTCCAACCTCGAAGAGGTGCGCCGCACCACCGAGCACGTCGCCGCCCAGCTCGACTCCCGCCTCGCCGGCGCCGGGGTGCTGCTGCTGCCCTCCGAGATCCAGTTCGCCGCCGCCCCCGGCACCGACGCCCAGGCCAACCAGGCCGACGCCTTCATGCAGGTGCTCGGCGAAGCCATGACCACCCCCATCAAGGACCGCTCCAGCGCCGCCGCCGTGGTCCCTCTGGTCGTCACCGCACCCGGGGAGCACCTCGACAAGGTGCAGCACATCACCTTCTGGACCGGCCTGGACGCCTCCGTCCTGACCATGCGGGACAACGCCGTCCGGCGCCTGGCGATGGGCATGGACACCCCCCCCGAAGTCATGCTCGGCACCCAGGACGCGAGCCACTGGAACGGCTGGCTCGCCGACGAGGCCAGCATCAAGAGCCACCTGGAGCCCCGCCTCGGCGTCGTCGCCCACGCCATCACCACCGGCTACCTGCGCCCCGCCCTGGAAGGGGTCGTGGACGACCCCCAGCAGTACATGGTGATGGCGGACACCAGCGCCATCCGGCTGCGCCCCAACCGCTCCAACGAGGCCCTGGAGCTGTACGACCGCGGCGAGATCGGCGGCGACCCGCTGCGCCGGGAGACGGGGTTCGACCCCAACGACGCCCCCGACCAGCAGGAGTTCGCCCGCTGGCTCCTGCGCCGCGTCGCCACCGGCTCCACCAGTCCCGAGCAGACCACCGCCGCCCTGCGCAGGCTCGGCGCCGACCTGGGCATCACCGCCCCCGCAGACAGCAACACCGCCCCCGGCGACGACCGCCGCCTCGACACCCGCCGCAGGGCCGTGGACGCCCGCGCCCCCGACATGGAGCGCTCGGTGCAGGAGAAGCAGCAGCGCGACGGCCTCGTCGCCGCCTGCGAAGGGCTCGTCCTGCGCGCCCTGGAACGCTCCGGCAACCGTCTGTGCGACGCCCGCGCCCGCGCCGAAGGGCTCGGCGCGGTGGACCCCCACGAACGGCACCTGCACGCCTCCGGCAACCCCGACAAGCTCCTCGACAACGCCTGGAGCACCGCCCCCGTCGTGCTCGCCGGGCGCAGCGAGCGCCCCGAAGCGGTGGTCGCGGTCCTGGACCAGTACGTCCGCGGCCTGCTCACCAGCCGCACCCCGCACAGCAGGGCCGCCCTGGTGGCATGCCTGGCCCGGCTGGCGGAGGCGGCATGATCACCGCCCGCGACGCCTACGCCGCCACCGGCCGCGGCGAGCCGGTGGACATCGCGCTGTCCATCACCGGGCAGCCCCCGTTCACGGTGGCGATCACCGACCAGCCGCAGCACGGCACGGCGGAGCCGCTGGACGGCCCCGCCGCCCGGTACACCCCCGACCCCGGCCACCTCGGCCCCGACGCCTTCAGCTACACCGCCACCGGCGCGGACGGCGCCCGAGGCACCGCCGTGGTCCGCATCGACGTGCTCGCCGACCCCCCCGCCCAGGCCGTCGCCGCCGCCGCCGCCCTCGCCGCCCTCGCCGCGTCGCTGCTGCCCGTCCTGGCCCCGCTGCTCGCCGCCCGCGCCACCGCCGCGCAGCTGCTGGACGCCTTGGAGCCGTTCTACCTGGACATGTTCCGCGGCCCCGACCCTGCCGCCGCCTGGACCTCGTTCCAGCAGTCCGCCCGATGGGCGTACGACCGGGTCGAACCGGACGGCACCAGCGCCCAGGCCGACCGGATGGCCGACATCTCCGCATCGGCGATCATCAACCACGCCCAGGTCGAGCAGCGCCGGCAGTCCGGCGCGTCCGGGTCCAAGACGTGGTGGACGATGCTGGACGAACGGGTCCGCCACACCCACCGCCCCATGCACGGCACCACCGTCCCCTTGAACGGCATGTTCGAGGTCGGCCCGTCGAACGTCCGCATGGACTACCCCGGGCAGCCGGTCGGACCTGTCGAGCTATGGGTGAACTGCAGATGCGTCATGACGTTCAGCGACCACCCCGTCACCGCCGCAGCACCCCCGGAAGGAGCCCCGCCGATGCCCGGATGCACCTGCGAGCAGGAGCCCGCCGACGAGCAGCTCGCCCTGTTCGACCTGCAGGAGGGGTACGAGCTGCCCGACGAGATGCGCTGGCACGGCGTCGTGGCCCTGGAAGGGCAGCCCACCGGGGACGGGCGGTCCTTCGCCGAAGGCTCCATCACCTGGCGCCAGCCCCCGCTGCCCCTGCGCTGGCCCCGCGCCGACAACGGGGAGCACCTCGGCTCGGTCACGGTCGGCACCGTGGAGCGGCTCTGGCGCGAAGGCGGACGCATCCACGCCGAAGGCGTCCTGCTGGAGAACGAGGAGGCCGACGAACTCATCGGCCTGCTCGCCGAAGGCGCCGCAGGCGGGCCGTCCATCGACGCCGACAGCATGTCGCTGGCTGAAGGCGACGACGCCCAGTTCGGCGCCGGCCGGATCAGCGCCGTCACCATGGTCGCGATCCCCGCCTTCGACCTGCGGATCAACCTCGGTCCCGCGCCGCAGGACGCCCTCGCCGCAGCAGGAATCTCCCAGGAGCCGTGGGACGGCTCGCCGTCCCGGTTCACCCAGGAGCAGTGGGAGCGCTCCACCGTCCTGCACCGCTGCGACGACGGCACCAAGGACTGCCACGCCCTGCCGGTGCGGGAGCCGGACGGCACCTTGAACCGATCCGCCGTGCACGCCGCCGCAGGGCGGATCGGGCAGGTGGACGCCTCGGTGGAGCAGGTGTCCGCCGCCCGGCGGGCGCTGCTGGCCGCCTACGCCGAACTCGGCGAGGAACCCCCGGCGTCCCTGGTCGCCGCCGTGTTCGCCCGCGGGCCGGGATGGGTGACCAACCCCGCCGCCACCGCCCGCCTGCACCACTACTGGACGAAAGGCGAAGGCGCGGCCAAGGTCCGCTGGGGCACCCCCGGGGACTTCCGCCGGTTGCGGGCGTACCTCGCCGAGCACATCAGCCCCCGGTTCCTGAACAGGGTCGCCGCGCAGTGGCACAAGGACGCCCTCGGCTACTGGCCCGGGGAGTGCGGCAGGCCCGGCAACCCTCCGTGCCGCGGATCGGTCACCGCTGCGGGCGGCGACGCCGCCCTGTTCGCCGACCCCGGCCTGGACGGACCCACCCCGACCACCATCGACGGGGACCGCATCTACGGGCACCTCGCCGCCTGGCGGATGCCGGACGGCTCCCCCGCCTGCCACATCGGCCTGCGCGGCGGCTGCACCGTCCCGCCCCGCAGCGCCAGCAGGTACGCCTTCTACCGCACCGGGACGTACATGACCAGCTCCGGCCCCGTCAGTGTCGGGCAGATCACGATGGGCACCGGCCATGCCGCCGCCGCCGACGACGACGGCGTCCCGATCAGCGCCGCCGCCGCCGCCGCGCACTACGACGACACCGGCTCCGCCGTGGCCGATGTGGCGGTCGGGGAGGACGAGCACGGCATCTGGTTCAACGGCCTGCTGCGGCCCGGCGCGACCCAGGAGCAGCGCGCCGCGCTGCTGGCGTCCAGCCTGTCCGGGGACTGGCGCTCCATCAGCGGCAGACTGGAACTGGTCGCGGTCCTGGCGGTGAACGTCCCCGGGTTCCCCGTGGTCCGCCCGCTGGCAGCGTCCGGCGCCCGGGTCGCGGCCGTGCGCTCAGCGATGGCCGGGCAGCGGATCGCCGCAGCTGCGGCAGTGGTGGAAGGAGGGCAGTAGCCATCGGATGCAACTGCGGCGGGAAGCCCCGCCGGGAGTACGAGCACATCTCCCCGTCCGGGACGGTGACCGTCGTGAGCAGTCAGAGCGCCGCGATGGTCCTGGTCCGCAGGGAGGGGGGGACATGGCGGATCAAGGCCGGTTGACTGCGCAGTGTAACGTCTGAACCAAGATCGGGCGCACCGCTGTAACGCTGCACCCGGCCCCTCGGAGCGGGGAACAAGGAACCATCCCGCAGAACCGCCGAGGAGGCGCACGATGGACGACATCGCAGACCTGAGCGTCGAGCAGGTCGAGGCCCTGATCGCTGAGCACACCCAGGCGTTCTCCGCGCTGAACCTGACCGAGGAGTCCGCAGAGGACGACATCGTGCGCGGCGAGGAGCTCGCAGCGAACGTCCAGGCCCTGCGCACGGCCCTGCAGGAGCGCGCCGATGCCGCGCAGCGGCGCGCCGACCGCTTCACCGCCCTGCAGGAGCAGTTCGCCGCCCCGGAGCCGGTCGTGGAGCCGGCCGAGCCGGTCGTGGAGCCGGTCGTGGCCGCCGAAGCCCCCCCGCTGGCTGCCGCCGCCCTGCCGTCCCCCGCCCGCCGCGCCGCCGCCCGCGCGCCCGAGGTCGCCGTCCCCGTCCGCCGCGCGGCGGTCCTGACCGCCGCCGCCGACGTGCCCGGCATGCCCAACGGGGCTCCCCTGGACGACCTGACCCGGGTCGGGGAGGCGCTGCTGTCCCGGATGCGCGGCATGCCGACGCACCGCATGCCCGAGACCCGGCTCCGCTTCGGCGCCGCGGTCCTGAGCCGCGGCACCTTCAGCGACACCCTCATCCAGGGCCGCACCGACGACTACGGCCTGATCCAGCAGGCCGGGCGGGAGTCCCGCCTCGACGCCGGCAGCCTCGTCGCCTCCGGCGGCTGGTGCGCCCCGTCCGAGACCCTGTACGACCTGTGCCAGTACGAGACGCTGGAAGGGCTCCTGGATGTGCCCGAGGTCCAGGTGAACCGCGGCGGCATCCGCTACACCTCCGGCCCGGACTTCTCCGACATCTACAACGGCTGCGGCTTCCACCTCACCGAAGCCCAGGTGATCTCCGGCACCGCCAAGAACTGCTGCGAGGTGGACTGCCCCACCTTCGAGGATGTCCGCCTCGACGCGGTCGGGGTGTGCGTGAAGGCCCCGCTGCTCACCAACGCGGCCTACCCCGAACTGGTGCGGCGCTACATCGAAGGCGCCCTCGTCGCGCACCAGCACAAGGTGTCCGGCTCGATCATCGCCAACATCATCGCCGCCGGCGGCGCCCCCATCGCGGTCCCCGACAACGGCACCCTGCTGTTCAACCTGGACCACCTGGAGTGGCAGGCCACCGCGATGCGGTACGCCTACCGCCTCGGGGTGAACGCCAGCATCGAGGTGGTCCTGCCGGTGTGGGCGCGGACCCTGCTCCGCGCAGAGCTGGGCCGCCGCAACGGTGTCGCGCTGCAGTCGGTGTCCGACGCCGAGATCGCCCAGTGGTTCTCGGTGCGCAACCTCGCCCCGCAGTTCGTGTACAACCTGCAGGACTTGACCTCGTTCCCTGCGGCGCAGGCCGTGCCCACCAGCCTGCGGGTCGCGATGTACCCGGCCGGCTCCTGGGTCAAGGGCGTCGCGGACGTGATCAACCTGGACGCGGTGTACGACTCGGCGAGCCTGCAGCAGAACATGTTCACCGCGATCTTCGTGGAGGAGGGCGTCCTGTCGGTGCAGCGGTGCCTGGGCACCTCGGTGCTGGACATCCCCGTCTGCGTCAGCGGGCAGACCGCTGCGGCGATCCTGGACGCCTGCATGGGCACCGCCCCTGCAGCTGCGGCCGCCTCCACCCGGTCGTCCGCCAAGTAGCCGCCTCCCGGGCGGGCGGGCCACCCTCTCCCGCCCGCCCGGGGGGCTTCCGCCCGACGTGAACGGAAGGTGGGGCATGGGAACCATCGACAATGCAGCGGCCTGGTGGCCGCTGGGGGCGCCGGAGCCCCCCGCCGGCGGCCTGTTCGACGTGGTCCCGCTGGTGCAGCCGGGCGACCCGCACGTCTTCCTCGGCGCGCAGCACTGGTCGAACCGCTGCACCCCCGGCGGGGTGTGGCTGGACATGTGCGACCCGCAGACCGCCAAGACGTTCCGCGCCCCCGAACTGGTGCAGGGGTACCCGTTCGCGGTGTACGACGGGATGGAGTGCACCATCGGCGCCAGCGCCGACGACCTCGCCGGGATGCTGCTCGACACGTTCGCCGTGAAGGCCGAGGCCGTCGCGGAGGCGCGCCTGCAGGACGCGCTGGCCCCTGCCCCTGCGGCCACCAGCCTGCCTGCCGCCGTGGCGGACCTGGAGGTGCTGCTCGCGGCAGGCTACGCGGGGCGGGGCCTGCTGCACATGGACCGCGGCACCGCCGTGCACGCCTTCATGGAGAACCTCCTGGTCCCGTCGTCGGACGGCGCCGGGGTCCGCACCATCAACGGCACCCCCGTGGTGCTGGGCCGCGGCTACACCGCCGCCCCCGGCGGCTTCTTCACCGCCGCCACGGGGCAGGTCGTCGCCCTGGCCGGCCCGGTGCAGCAGGTCCGCACCCCGATCACCGGCACCGAGCCGGGGCGGGTGCTGGTGGAGCAGCAGTTCGTCCTGCTCGTGGAGTGCGTCGCGACATCCGTCGAAGGTCCGCTGTGAACAGCCGAGGAGGCATCCGATGACGACCAACTTCCCGCTCATCCGTGGGCGGCGGATGCGGGTGACCCGCCTGGACTCCTGCGGACGCCCGATGTACGGTTCCGGGGCTTCCGTGGTGACCAGCGGCTTCGTGTCGGTCGCGGTGACCGCGCAGGTCACCGAGGCCGAGGCGGTGGAGGTGACGAACGCGGCCGGGCAGGTGCACGCCCGCGACGCCGGCACCGCTGAGACGAACGGCTTCGGCCTGGAGATCACGTTCTGCGACGTGCAGCCGTGCACCTTCGAGATGCTGACGGGGCAGCCGCTGGCGCGGGACTCGGCGGGCCGGGCCATCGGGTTCAAGGTCAACACGAAGGTGGACAAGGAGGCGCAGGCGTTCGCCCTGGAGGTGTGGGCCGGGGTGCCGGGTTCCGTCTGCCTGCCGGGGCAGTCGTCCCAGGCCGGCTACATCCTGTTCCCGTACGTCAGTTCGGGCACCATCGGCGATTTCAGCCTGGAGAACGCGGCGGTGACGTTCGTGGTGACCGGGGCGATGACCAAGGACGGCAACGGCTGGGGCGCGGGTCCGTACGAGGTCATGCAGGAGGACGACGGCACCCCCACGAGGCTGCCCGAGCTGCTGGACTCCGAGGACCATCTGTACGTCGCGCGGACGGGTCTGCCGATCCCCGCCCCCACCGACGGGTGCGTGGAGCTGGTCGAGCCGGACCCCATCGCGGTCACCGGGGTGGTCGCGGGGTCGCCGGGGGCTTTCCTGCCGCGCAACGCCGACCTGCCGGTGAGCCTGGCGGTCCTGTCGGCCCATCCGGTGGTCGGGGTCGGCGGCACCGCTGAACCTGCTGCGGCGTGGGAGCCGGGGCAGCATGTCCGGCTCGGGGACGGCACCGCCGCGCACTGGACCGGGACGGCTTGGGCGGGCGGGTCCGTCCCGGCGGGACGGTGAGGCGTGCCGCCCTGGCGGCCGGACACGTCGCAGTGCCCCGGCTGGGACGTGCTGCCGCAGAACGTGCAGGAGCGCGCTGAGGCGCTGGCGTGGCTGGCGCTGGGGCGGCTGACCGGCGGCCTGGTGCCCGGCGGGGAGGTGCTGCTGCGCCCCTGCGTGCAGGAGCCCTGCCGTCCCTGCCGGACGCTGCGGCACGTGCTGCCCGGGACGGCTGGTGCGGTGGTGTGCGGCGGGCAGGGGTGCTCCTGCGCGCCGCTGCCGGAGGTGCTGCTGCCCGGCCGGGTCGCTGCAGTGCTGTCGGTGGTGCTGGACGGGCAGGAGATGCCTGCGGGGTCGTGGCGCCTGGACGACGGGCGCAGGCTGCTGCGCACGGACGGGCAGGCGTGGCCGTCATGCCAGGACATGCGTGCCGGACTGGGCATGCCGGGCACGTTCGCGGTGTCCTACCTCGCCGGCATGGAACCCGGGCCTGCGGGCCTGGCGGCGGCGGGGGTGCTGGCCTGCGAGTTCGCCTCCGCGATGCGGGACGGCAAGTGCCGGCTGCCGTCCGGGGTCACCACCGTGGTGCGGCAGGGCGTCACGCTGGAGATGCCCGCCGACCTGTTCGCGCAAGGCTTGACGGGCATCCGGGAGGTCGATGCCTACATCCTGTCCATCAACCCGCACCGCCTGGCGGTGCCGCCGCGGGTGTGGTCCCCGGACTCCCCCGCCGGACGGTACGTGGCGCCGTGATCGGGGCGCTGCAAGGGTTGGCGGACTGCGTGGAGCAGGAGCTGCAGGCGGCCGGCTCCCCGGTGTGCTGGTGCGCCCCGGTCCCGGGGGGGCAGGCGGTGTGGGACGCCTGCGACTCCTGCGGCTCCGGCTGCGGGATGGCCTGGGTGGCGCTGGTGCGGGTGGAGCCGTACACCTCGTTCGGCTCCCCGGCGGCGGTGTCCTCCTGCGCGGCGGCGATGCAGGCGGTGCTGCGGGTCGGGGTGGCCCGCTGCCTGCCGGTGGAGGCGGACGGATCGGCGCTGCCGCCGCAGGACTCGGCGGAGGCGGCGGCGCAGCTGTGCGCGGACATGGCTGCGGTGCAGCGGGCGCTGACGTGCTGCGGCCTGGAGGTCGCGGTGCGCGGCTGGGTCGCGATGCCGGTGCAGGGCGGGTGCATGGGCGGGGAGTGGGAAGTGCTGCTGGACCTGCTGGAGGTGTGAGGTGCGGGCGTCGGTGCGCAAGGTCCGGATCGACCCGCGGAAGGTGCAGCGGCAGCTGCACGGCGCCGGCGGGACCGGCGGGTGCGGGGCGTACCGGGACCACCTGCTCGAACTCGCCGAAGAACTGGCCCGGGAGTCCTCCCCCGTCAACGACGAGCGGAACGCGCGGCACCGCGGCTCCGTGGTGGGCACGTACCGCGCGTCGTGGCGGCGGTCCAGCTCGCGCCCCGCCCTGGCGGTGTCCGCCGGGGAGCTGCGGAACATCGCCGACCATGCCGTGTTCGTGGAACTGGGCAGGGCCGCCTCGGGCAAGCGGCAGACGTTCTCCTGGACGCGGTGGGGGGGGCGGATCAAGACGGTCGGCGCGGGAACGGGCAGCCCCGGCACCCGTGCCCGCGCAGGGCGGCACGTCGCGGTGAAGGCGGTGGCGGCCGCGCTGCGCTCCCCGCTGCCGGTGTTCCGGGCGCGGATGAACAGCCCCTACCGTCCACGCCCTGGTTTCCTGCCTTGACCCTGTCCCGACAGGTAGGGTCGAGGAGGGAGGGTGATGCGATGCGCGAGTTCACGATGGCGGCGCAGCGGGCGGATGAGGTGGCTGAACTGCTGCCGGGGGCGCGCCCGTTGGAGTTCAAGATGCTGGGGCGGACGATGACGGCCACCCCGCCGTCCAACACCGGGCCGGTGGCGTACCTGATGGCGATGCAGTCCTCGGACGCCGACGAGTCCGACCAGGCGTTCGCAGTGGTCCGGTTCTTCTCCTCGCTGCTGGGGCAGAAGGATGGCCGCAGGGTCCGTGCCGCCCTTGCGACGGGGGAGATCGACCTGGACACCCTGATGGAGGTCTTCGCCTACCTGATGCAGGAGTGGTCGGCCCGCCCTACTGGGCCGCCGCCCGGCTGATCCAGGCGGCGGCGCACCACTGGATCGCCTTGGACGGGTGGTGCGCACTGCGGGGCACGGACCTGATGGCGCTGCCCCTGGACCGCTTCTGCAACGCGGTGCAGTCGTGGCTGATGGAGCGGGTGGAGAAGCCTGAACTGCTCCTGGTCGAACTGCAGAAACCTCCGCCTGGCGCAGCGGTCGGACAGAATGTGTTGCAGGAGGAGCTCGCCGTCGTGGACGCCCTCCTGGGAGGAGGTCGCTGATGTCGAACCTCGTCGGCAAGGTCCATGTCGGCGTCGAGGTCGATTCGACGGACTTCCCGGCCAAGCTCGCTGCAGCGCTGAGCGGCGTCGAGGCCGACGTGGACTTCGACCGCTCCCACATGGCCAGGCAGGCGCAGAAGTTCCGCACCCAGTTCGAGGCCGCGTTGAAGAACGTGATGCGCAAGCCGTTGACCGTGGGCGGGGTGAAGGTCGGGGTGGACTTCGACGCCGCCCACCTCGCCGCGCAGGCCCTGAAGTTCCGCCGCCAGCTCCACGCCGCCTTGAAGGCGGCGACGCAGGGGATGGATTTGGAGGTCTCGGTGGACGTGGACCTGGACCCGGCCGGCAGCGCGGCCCAGGCCGCTGCCGGCAAGGGGCTCTGGGGGCAGTTCATGGACGGCTCCTGGTTCAAGCGGCTGCGCCGGGGTCTGAGGCGTGCAGGGTCCGGCGGCTTCTTCGACGTGTTCACCTCTTCCCTGTCGTACGCCTTGCAGGGCGTGAAGTGGTTCCTGGACGCCAACGGCTACCTGTTCGGGGTGCTCGGCAACCTGGGGCAGAGGCTGGTGGACGTGTCCGGGAAGCTGGGCAGGTTCGGCAAGGTGCTCGCGCCGCTGGGCAAGGCGATGGGGGCGCTGGGCAAGGCTGGCCAGTCCTTGTTCTCCAACCCGTGGACCGCCGCGGTCGCCGTGGTCGGGGTGCTCGCCACGCTCGGCAAGGCGGTGAGCATCCTGTCCCCGCTGCTGAATGCTGCCGCCGGGGTGGCGGCGACGTTCGCGTCCGCTCTGGGCAACACCGCCGCGGCGGGACTGGTGCTGGTCCCGGTGCTGGTGTCGCTGGCGGCGGGGGCCGGGGCGTTCCTGTACGTGGGGGGGGCGGCGGCGAAGTCGCTGGGCGCCTTGTTCTCGGCGATGTCCTCCGGCGACCCGAAGAAGATGGAGGAGTACCGCAAGTCCCTGGAAGGGCTCGGCCCCGCCGCCAGGTCGGCGGTGCGGGCGTTCGAGCCGCTGCTGTCCGACCTGGAAGAGTTGCGGCGACAGGCCCAGGACAGGATGTTCGACGGGATGGCGGACAGCGTCTCCACGTTCGCCCCGGTGCTGGACACGGTGAAAGGCTCCCTCGGCGACATCTCCGAGGCGGTCGGCGACGTGATCGACAGGTTCCTCGAACTGGGCAACAACGCCGTGTTCGTGGAGTCCCTCGGCGCGCTGCTGTCCAGCACGTCGGTGATCGTGGGGAACATCGGCGCAGGACTGGTGAACCTGTTCGCAGGGTTCACGAACTTCTTCGCAGCCGTGGCCCCGGTCGCGGAACTGTTCTCCCAGTCGGTGCGCAGCGTCGGGGATTCGTTCCTGACCTGGACGGCCAGCGAGGAGAACAGGCAGAAGGTCACCGACTTCTTCTACGGCGCGTACGAGGTGGCGCGCCTGGTGGTCGGCATCCTGTGGGAAATGGGCGGGGTGCTGGTCACGGTGTTCACCGATTCGCAGGGGCCGATCCTGGAGACGGACGGCATCCTGCAGGGCATCAAGCGCAAGCTGGAGGACGTGAAGGCGTGGCTGGACAAGCCGGAGAACAAGGACAAGTTGAAGGAGTGGTTCCGGCAGGCGGCCCAGTTCGCTTCGTCCGTGTGGCAGGCGATCTCGTACATCGCCAGGGAGTTCCAGCGCCTCAACACCCCGGAGAACCGTGAAGCGATGCTGCGGGTCATCGGGTTCCTCGGGCAGATGGCCGGTGCCGCGCTGAGGCTCGCGGGGTACCTCGGGCAGGTGTTCGACCTGTTGATGAGCATCATCAAGTACCAGCCTGCGGCGCTGATCGGCAGGACGTTGGGGGCTGTCGGGAACGCGCTGCGGGGGTCGCAGCCGCAGGCGTTCGCCGCCGGCGGGCTGGTGTCGGCCCCGACGAGGGCGCTGGTGGGGGAGGCCGGGCCGGAGCTGATCGTCCCGCTGCGCCGCCCGCTGGGCCTGGTGGACCCTTCGGTGCGTGATGTCGCCGCGCTGGTGCGCGGCCTGCCGGGCAGGCCGCCGCCGACCAGGCAGGTCAACGTGGTGCAGCACATCTACCCGAACCAGGCCGACCCGCAGGCGGTGGCGGTGGCTGTGATGAACCGTTACGCCGTCGCGGTGGGGGGCTGACATGCCGGCGTGGATGGACTACCTGCGGTACGACGGGGTGGAGGTCGTGGACGCGGCCCGGACCAGGGCGTACGCGGAGCATCTGGGGCTGACGTTCTTCACGGGCCTGCAGCACTGCCCGGACCTGCCGCAGGCTTTGGAGGGGTCGGGGTGGGCGCAGCGGCGGGTGGCTCCAGGGGTG